ATGAACCTCTACCAAAATAGTTTAGCGTAAGATCAGTGGTGGAAGTTCCATTGTGGACGACAAAAGTATCTCCGTTTCTTCCAGTGTCTGTACTAGTTACTGTTAGAGTTTCACCCGAGGAAAAGTGCGATGCTACTGTAGATCCGTCGCCCGATGTGTACTGAATATAAAGAGTCTTAAGATCTCTAGCGGAACTGGTCGATCCAGTCTCAACACTTAAAATTCTGGCAGTCATACCAGTGGTACCACCTGTAATGGTATCACCAATATAATCATCAAGCGTAGCATTAGAAACATCAGCACTTGCAGCATCCAAGTCTGTAATTTTAATGAAGTCGCGTTGACTGACTGAAGGAATCGCACCAGCGACTGCGACACCATTGTTCAAGAAGTGGTCGCCGAACTTTCTAATTTGCTCCTGAAGCACTGTCTGAAGTTGCGTGAGTTCGCGAGCCTGAACAGCAAATCCAGGTTTAAACAGAATCCGATTAAAATTCTTAGTATCATCATAATCGTCATAATATGGTGATACGTTTAGATTCAGTGCCATATCTTTAATTCTCTCTTAAAATTTTAGAATTGCTCTAACTTTTTCCACTTGGTCTCTTTGTCTGGTTATAACTAGTCTATTGTCTAGATATATAATTTCACCTGACTTATTATCGACCTCCGGATCACTAACACTATTTATCGCGTATCCAGCAGTTCCAGCAATAGTTATTGTGTCTGCGGAGGCGAACCCAGTCGGTTCTATAATTGGCAAAAAGTATGCATTATATGTTCCATCACCAGGATCTTCTGTGTAGATATAAGTTAAACGACTGTTAGAATCTGAATCCACAGAAATCTCAGCATCAAATCCTGCAGCAACCAAGGCAGAATATGTTGCACCACCAACATTGGCGATATAGCAAGTAGTGCCAGATGCCAGAATATAAACCGATGATGTACCATATGCGTATGGGTTCTTGATCAAACCGAGTTGTCTGTAGTCATTGTTCAGGAACTGGTCGGCATTGTCATTGTCTAGATTCACAGAAATCAGAAGGTTTTTAGCGAACAGTTCTTTTTGTGCATTAGAACCATGACCGCCTCTTGGAGAAAGTATTGCTCTAAATGTCGCGCCAGTTCCAGCACCAACATCCTGAGTTATTGAGACGTCTGCAAAGGAATAATTCGTGCCCTGACTTGTAATAGTCACACCAGTAATAGTTCCAGAGTCACCGTCTATAGTCAAGGAAGCAGTCGCGTCAGACCCGTCGCCTGTTATTGACACGATCGCGTCGCCATCAATATAGTCAAGTCCACCAGAAACTATTTCGATTCTGTCAATCGTCCCAGGAATAGCAGAATCTTCGACTGCTTCATGCGAAGTATCTGTTTCAGTTCCACCTAGAGTAACTGTCGCCTCTGCGCCACTACCAGTATTTTCATCAGTAAATGTCAGATACGCGAAAGTGTATCCAGATCCTGGATTATCAATCGAAAGATTGGTAACTACGCCAGCAGTCAATGATGCAGTTACAACAGCACCCTGACCGTCACCATTGACAACAACAGTTGGTGCCGCAGTATATCCGCTACCACCATCATCGATAGTGATACTGTCAATTACACCATTAACATCAAACTCAGGATCCCCTGCTCCAACCACCTTTCTCACTGGAATGTAGTCAGCAGTCAGGAACTTGGTTTGATCCGCTACCGGAACTTGGAACATAAACTTCCAGAGATAACCGTCGTCAGTCTCGATAGTCGCTGTTGAAGTGCCAGTTGGTTTATTGACACTTGGTGAATTGTTGTTATTGCTAATACACTTGTAGACGTTAAATTCGTCTGTCATGACATAAAATGTTGCTGCCTCTAGCGTAGAAGCACCGCTATTTGATGTTCTAGACGGTGAATATGCATCGTCATACTGATCATAAACAGTATTAAGCACCCAATCTCTTCGATCAATACCTAGAACAACATCTGATGGTTCCACCTGCTTAACGAACAACTTGTTTCGATCGGCAGCTGCGATTTGATCCCTATTATCTATAGGAGTCGGGGGGGATTCTTCATCATCCCATTCTGTTGTCCTACCCACAAAGAAATAGTAGTAGTCATTCTCGTTGAAAATATCACGATAAAGACTTCTAGCTATTTCTGTGCGAGCAACTGATCTTAAGAGAAGTGCCATACTAATTTCTCATTACGAGATTGTAATAGTCCATGTGATTGTCATACTGTCATCTGCTGCCTTGTTGATGACAGAGAAAACCGTACGACAAAGCATTGTACCCGACGAAGAAGCATTGAAAATACCCGCTTCAGTCAGCGCACCTGTTCCAGTTCCTGCTGGGAACGAGGCAACATATTGAACGGTGTTCGTCGAAACTGTGGTCGAGTCGAGAGCAACACGAGAACCTGATACTGCAGCGGCAAGAGTGGTATCACCCGCTGCAGCTGCAGTGGTGCTGGTACCAACTTCCATGTGCGACATTTCATTAGGTCTACCAGTTTCCTTCATACGCGCAGAAATAAAGTTAAGACCTGTGTTAACTACGAGGTTAGGAACTGTCATTTCTGTCTTGACATTCCCATCCGCATCCTTTACGAGAATTTGCAACTCACCAGTCGCACCCGTAATTTCTTCCTTGATATTAGGCATTTTTACTTTCTCCTAAGTATTAAAATGTAAAGTTAGATCCAAAGGTATCTCCGGAATCGCCGACACCCGAAATGTAACCAGATTCAACAAAATTTTGAATGTTTATGATTCCTGAATCAGTTATTCCTAAAACTTCTGCTAGACCTTTATTTATAACAACTCTACTGCTCTCAGCAACACCAATTAGATCTCCTGATTCTCTATTGTAATCAACCTCTGTAAAGATCAACTCACTAGCATCACCAGTATCTGTCTTGACAAGTTGAAGTATTCTACTAACTGATTCTGAGGTTGTGATACTATCTGTTAGGAATTGACCTCGTGCCATGGCAATCTCATCAGATATTGTGCCAGAATCTGTTAGAATCAAATCCGGAAGTTCTTTGGCGATAACGTCGCTTATAGAGACGGAATCAGACAGAGACTTAAAGATTACATTTGAGGTCGCTTCTGATGTTGTTGCTACATCAGACAGACCCTTGCCGAACAAGAAGTTGTTAAGCGTATCAGTCGCATTGGTAATTTCAGATTCGCCGTTAGAAACTGAAATATCTATTGCATCGCTGACACCGCCATCACCTACCACATAACCATCTTCGACATAATCTTCGGCAAAATATACTGCTACGATATCATCCGAGAAGAAGAAATTGCGTTGTATTTGTAGAACGTCGCTTATCGCAGTGCTGTCCAACAATACCTTGCTGATATTGAATGCTGGTTCTTCTACAACACTCAAGGAATCTGAAACAACCTTTTCGAAGTCGATAGAATCAACATCATCTGTTGCACCAGATGTGGCATCTGCCAGAATTTTGTTGAACAGAACTGAAGATGTTTCTGATGCGCTGCCAGAATCTGCGACTGGTTTGAAGTAATCAACCTCGTGCGTCTCAGTCGGGAATACTTCATCGTCAGGATCAAATTCATAGAAGTGAATGTTGCCACCAATTCCAATGTTACTCGCAAAGTCTGCGGTCTGGGTAATGATAAGTTCGCCGAATACTTCTGTACCAGCAGGGTGTAAAGTTTTCTTGAGAATATCTAACCAACGAGAACTTTCTACGCCAGAACGAATTACATATGAATAATCCTGATAATAGAAATTGTCTTGTAAGTAGTTCGCATCAGATATCTTACCTCGCGAGTCTTTCCAGTAACCAGACTCGACTCTCAGAGGTCCTGTGGTTAGAAGGAAAGTCGCTATACATCCAGATATTGGGTGCGTGTATTCTACTGTAAATGTCTCTAGAGTGAAACCAAACCCAGGATTGAATATTTCCGCTGCAGTAGGACAACCATCACTATCAATCGCGGTAATCTTAATAATCGCATTGTTATTACTGAACGCTTCGGTATAATCTTCAGCGAAATAATCAATCGCATATGGTTCAGCACCTTCGTTGATGACGATCAAGTCTCCAACTTTGAACCCACAGGGTGGTGTTCCAGTGCAACTCTGCACTGTTACAGTGGACAATTGCCTTTGCAGATATCCGTAAACTGGTGTCAGAGTTCCAGTTTCGTGTAGGTGAGTTCTAATACTATCTGAGTTGAGGACTAGTGATGTTCTACCCGAAACATAATCATCACCCTCTTCATTGACAATAATGTGAGAGATGGTATTCGTCGAACTGATTACCGCTCTACCAGTAGCACCAGTTCCGGAGTCGAGAGAAATAAATTCTACGTTCGGAGCAGCATAGAATCCATTACCTTCTTCGACCATTGGTCTAGAAAAAGTCTGCGTTCCAGTTCCTGCGCCAGTTAGATCTATGGCAGTTCCTGCTTGTGCATTAGTAAATGAATTGGCGAGTTGTATGGTTGTGCTGTTTACTTCAATTACATAATATGTCTTGAGTTGGGTCAATCCTCCGATAGAACTGCCGCTGCCCTCGTATTGATACAGAACAACATCACCAGTTGAGTAACCATGCGCTGATATAGTAATCGTATTGTTTGATACGTTTATATCAGATGGTTCGAAAGTTTTGTCTACACCATAAATGCAGTGCCCGATTCCAGAACCTGCGCTTATGTCTATGGCAGTTCCCGCCGAAGCATTCGCTGATGTGGTCGCTAATTTGAAATTATCGTCATCAACTCGTATGATGTAATATAAATCTCCGTCGGTAAGACCTGAGATTGTTGTTCCTCCACCATCATGATAGATGACTGGATCACCAGTTATAAATCTATGCGAAGGAACAGTAATCGTATCTGAGGCAGAAGTTACGCCGGAATTGCCATCAAAGTTAACTAGATTTTCACCAGTTATAGCCTTAACAGCACCATCTAGAACTATTAAATTGCCCTCAGCACCCGCTCCTGGGATTTTGAGATCATACGATCCAGGAAGATCAGTTTGAATTTCATAAACTGGAGGATCAGTATACGCGAGTTTAGTTACGTTAGTAACTGTCGCTTCAACAATATATGGAACTACGATAGAACCTGAGTTCTTATAGTAATGAACATCTACAATCTTGCCCTTTAGATCGAAGATGTTTCCTGTTGGCGCATTACTGTGTGCAACGTCGACACCACCAGCGACAACTCTGAATACAGTATTCTTTACCCAAATACCATCAGATGCTCGCAAAACGTATCTAGTCGGATAGAAAATTTCAATTGATTCATTGAATAAGATTTTGAACAAAAGTTCTACTGAATCTTCAGAACCCTTAGACTCATAAAAATCTCTAACAATCTTTACGAGTCTGCGTAGTCCGATTTCAGTATTGATCGGAAACTCGCTCGCAAATTGTTTTCTAAAATATTCGACGAAGACATCTGCGGTTTTGTCTATGTCCGAGAACGATGCCATGTTCAAAAGAACATCATTCGCCTGTCCAGTTTGATCTAGAAACCTGTAGTAACCCTCCAAGAAGTCGACGAAACCGCTGTGTTCGACTTGTATAAATTCTGGGAGTTGCCTCTGAATAATATGTTCTAATTTTTGTCTATAATCTAGTTCTTCAACGATTGCAGTAATATCAGCACCGACACCAGTAGAATCAGATATCGAAACTATTGGAGCAGAAAGGTATCCACTACCTTGGTTTGTGATAGTTAAACCAGTAATAACCCCACCCACGACTGTCGCAGTCGCAGTAGCGTTCTGTCCATCGCCACCGACTATTGTTACTGTAGGAGAACTACTATAACCGCTACCGCCGCTATTAATAGTAAACCCAGTAACTACCTTGTTTATTGGTGGGATATACGCCATCTTTTTACTGTGCTTCGATATCTACTGTGGTTCCAGGAGGTATTCCTGCTGCGTCATTGACATTACTTGTGTCTTGTTTCAATATTGTATTTCTAGAAACATATTGAACGTCTAGATCTCCAGGTTGTGTGCTAGTTAAGACTCTAGAACTTATTTGAGTGGTGCTGTTCTGCGGTTTCACATAAATTCTAAGATTGGTTGCGCCGCCAAGGAGAGAAGACACATTAATATCAGGAATTACGATTTTACCTGTTAGATAATTTACAGTTCCAAAGTTAGTGCTGAGAACCGAGTCAGTCAAATATTCTTTAAGCACCAATGTCCCCGTTCCTTCTGGGTCTGGTGGATTGACGTCAGGAACATCATCAATGTAGACTGTCTTGGTTTGACCGCTCAACACAGTGGTAAATCTTGTGCTGAACAGAGTATTAGGTTCCAGTTGAACGTGGAAATTCGGATCTAACTTATAATTTACGCTGTTCAGAAGACTAGAGAATCTTTTGCTGAGAGTAACATCTAATTCGTTGGTTAAATAAGCAGAAGAGTCGCTCTGAATCTCAGCAGACAATTTTGAGAAGTAGAAACTCGCTGCCAATTTATTCAAATTTAAATCGCAGTGGTCGTCAATAATAGTTCTAACAGCAGATTCTATCTGAGTAGAAGTTCTGGTAGTAAATCTAGGATCGTATCTTACGGTCGAGTCGATTTTTATATACGTATACTCAGGATCCACAAAATTCGGTTGAATCGACACGATACCACGTGGTCCGATAATCTCTCTTGCAATAGTATCTCTATCTGCTTCTGTGATGACAGATCCAGCGACAGGATCTAAGCAGATAAAGACTCTACCGTAAATCGGAGGATCGTTCTCTTCGCCACCCCAAACAGTTACTGAATTAACTGAAAAGTTCTGTTCAATTAGGGTTTTATAGTCGTCTTTCGTTACTGCTCTGTCTCTAGTTGCATTGAATTTAGGAGCACGAAAACGAATTTCGTCTATGGTTTCTCTGTCGCGACCATTGGATGCTCTGTTATTTACTGTGTATGTCTTAGTTTCGCCGCTTCCAGCAAAGACCGTATTATTTGTAAACTGATTTATGCCATTCGCTGCTTTGCCGTTGGATACAACATAATCTATAATGACGATGTTGCCAACTTCGAGTTTCTTGCCAATTACATCATCACCGAATACTAATTGAACAAGACCATCTGCGGTTTCTTCGACCCAGAAAACCTTAGAATCATTGTCGATATTGAGGTAATTAGATGCAGCAGACCACTGAACCGTGGTCGGATCGCTTGAAGAATTGATGACATCAACTGTAATAGAGGAAGTATCACATCTAGGATTTGGGATTACTATAGGACCAGATGTGATTGCAGTGTCGACTGTAACGGTCTTGTTTAACCGTGTTCCCTCAATAAGAGTAACATCAGAAATAAGAAAAGTTTTTTGCCCGCCTGATTGTGAAATGACAGTTCCGGTGTAATCAGTTAGTGGAACAAAAGAAAACTTTCCGCTAGTATTTGTATTCGTTGGGGTCGATGTTCCGACAAAAATAGTTGTGTTCGGCAAAGAAATAGTATTTCCCGAGAAACCGACTGGCGCAATTACTTCGATATCAATATTTGCTCTGGCACCAGTCGCTGAACGTGGAGTATACCCTAGAGACTTGGCAAGAGAAAGAATAGACGCTCTCTTAACTGCGCTGTCAAGAAACATTTCATTCGCAACAAGATGCGAGAAGATCGCATTATAGTGGGTATTGTATGCAAGTGTGTCGAGCAGAACCGACATGGCAGAACCCTCGAAATCATAATCCGAGAACTCATCTTGACTTGCTAAGAAGTTTTTAAGATTTTGCCGAATAGCAAAATAATCTAATTCTGTTACTCTTAATTCTGCCATTATCGTAGTCTCTTAAGAAAGGTTGAATATGTCACAGGATTGGGTAACCCAACCACGTAGAAGAATATAGACACTTCATAACCATTCGAATCAAAATTTGGATTCACATTAACACGAAGATCCCTTGCTCGAGGTTCGAAGTTCGTGATCAAGAAGAAAATTTCTTGCTCCATTCGATTCGCCAAAATAAAGTCCATCGGTTCAAATAGCATCTCATAGAGAGGCGAACCGAGTTGATATTGAAACTTTCGCTCGCCCTTTGCGGTTAGGAGCAAGGTCTTAATTGCTTGTCTAACTGCATTCAAGTCATACTTTCTCGCAACATCACCTGTTCCTGGTAATGCCGAGAATGACAGATCAATATCTTTGTATATTCTTAGAATATCGGACATACGTTTATTTATAATGATTTTTCTAAATTAGTATGACTTAAATGTTCCATCAGAAGTTACTCTCTTATGATTATACATCGTAAAGTGTTGATACCTCTGAGAACTCTTTGTATGATCAAAAGACAGATGAATCCAGTGACTGCGTGCTGTAAACTCTAACAAGCATTGGTCATATGGAACATTCTGCACAATCCACTTAGCAATATTTATGTGCTCTTTTCTGCTATATCCAGTAAACACCATATCTACTGCCATACCCTTCAAGTGCTGAGAAGTAGTGGATCCACCCTTTGGAATGAAATCTCTAAATCCAGAAGTGACGATAATGGCGGGATATTTCGCTTTGATTTTATCGAGACAGTTAACCGCAAGACAACGTAGGTTTGTAACCATGTCCTGTCTGGAGAATCCTCCATACGAACGGATGCGCTTTGTGTTTCCTTGACCGAATGCAACCTGCCCCAGATTCCATCTTTCTGACAACTTGAAACTCTTGTTGTCTGCGCTTCTAGAATCTATCGGAGGCAATCCTGCTTTCGAACATGAGGTCGCGGCGACTCTATTGCTGGTCACATCTTCTTGGCCTTCACCTGGAGGTGCGCTGCCGTCAGATGCCTCTGCTGTTTCTCGATCAGCAATACCGTCGTCACCGTCGTATGCAAAGTCGGTTGATGCCGCTCTCGCGCTAACATATTCTGGAATCTGTGGTTCTGTGCTGGTCGATGGTGGGATAGGATCGGGCAGAATAGTCGGGTATACTGGTCTCGGCGCAGACGCAGGAGTATCAACGCTCGCTGATGTTGGACCAGAAACAGTGAGGTTGTGATCACTACCGCCATTGGTGCCAGTATCCTTACCAGTTGCCTTCAGATTTGTTGAACCAGCATTCAGAGTTGTGATATTTGCAGTCGTGACATCGATAATCGGGGTGTCAATCTTAGAACTTATAACACCAGATGGTGCCAACAGATCTATATTACCGCCTGATTCCAGAGACATCCTAGATCCAGTTGATACACCGATCGCACCAACTGCAGACATAGCATATTCACCTGCCGATGCCATATTAATACTTTGCGCATCCAGACTGAATTTATTAGTACGGATATTGAAGTTACCGCCTACGTGTAGATGGAAATCATCTCCAGTAAAGAACTCGATCTTTCCATGAGAATCGATTCTGGTTTTCCCGCCAACAGAAATGTTAGCATCATTTCCAACGTAGATATTGCAAGTACCACCTACGTGAACGTTCGCCTTTCCTTCAATAGAAATAGTTCCATGTCTATCGATAATGGTATAACTA